GTACATATTGCCGACACCGACAGTCTCGAACTCCAGCACGCTCGCCTCTGCCAAGCCAAACTTGAAGGTGCTCTGACTGCACAGGCTCTCCGTGAACTTCACACTCTCCACCACGACATTGCTGTTCGTGAGGTCGCTGAACTCCCCATTGGGGAAGTGCACTCGGAAGTTCTTCCGGATGCCGTCCGTCTGATACCTTGCCCTGATGGTGCTCGGTATGTTCAGCATCTCGTCACCTCCCTGTTATTGCCACAGTTATGGTATTGTGCTTTATCGGTGATGTCACATCCCACTTCGTGTCGCCGCTGATGTCCAAGAACGCATTGATGCTCTCCGAGGTGTTCGTGTTGTTGCACCACACGGTTATCGGATAGTATCCGTTAATGTTCCTTGCCGTGGTCATGAGCGACATGAAGTTCGTGAAGTCCGTCTCTCTGGAGAACGACAGCGTGACCGTGCCGGAGATCCTTGTGCGTGTGATCACACGGTGCGTGATGTAGTTGCCGTCTGTCCATTCCTCAAACACATCGTCACGGTTGACGGCGTGAGCGGTGGTTTCCTCCCACTTTGTTAGGTCGGTCGAGCCTATAGTAAACAGATTAGTCCATGCCATAGATTAACCTCCCACCGCCAGTGCGTTGTAGTTTGTTGCTTTTGTTCTGACCATGTTGGTCTTCTGAACCGCTTTGAACAGACCTCTTGCATCGCCTTCGAGAACGACCTGAACAGTCACATTCTCGTTCATGCCTCCGACCAGCTCACGCAGTTTGTCGAGTGACATGACTATTTCCGCTCCGGTGCCGTCTCCGAAGCCTTTGAGTCCGTTGCCGGTGCCCATGACAGTGGGTGATGTGAACATTATCGGATTGTCGTAGGCCTTTTTGTACCACTTGATGCCGAGTTTCGGAGGACGGCCTTTTCCTGCAATGCCCCACGGAAGTTCACCGGCATCTTCAATATAAATCTGCGGCAGTTTGATGTTGGGGAACTTGATTTCACCGCTCAAGACGGATTTTATCTTGTCGATGGCGTTCTTGATTGCGGTCTTTGCCGCATTGAACTTGTTAATAAGGCTCTGTATTTTTGCCTGTATGTTGGTCACAGCACTCGATGTCTTTGATTTCAGAGCATCCCACGCTGGCCCTGCCACAGTTGCAATGGCCGCTGTCGCTGTTGCGATGCCGTCTTTCATGCCGTTCCAAGCATTGATGGCTTTGGTCTTGATGTTTTCGCAAGCGTTGCCGACAGCCGTCTTAATGTTGTTCCACGCATTCGTGACAAAGGTCTTCACGGCAGTCAGGGCATTCGTCACGCCTGTCTTGATATTGTTCCATGCGTTGACCACGGTGGTCTTCACGCTGTTCCACACTTGAATGGCAAATGCCTTGATCTTATCCCAGTTCTTTACAACGAGGATCGTGATCGCTATCACCGCTGCGATGGCAGCTATTACAAGACCGATAGGGCTGATCAGCAGAGGAATTATCGTCATCACCGTTCCGATGCCGCTTATGATTCCACCTATCACCGTCACAAGAGGCCCTACCACGGCCACAACACCGAGGATGGTCGTTATCGTCTTGACCTGCTCCGGAGTGAGGTTGCGGATCTTCTCGGTGAGTTTTCCGATGAATCCTGCCACCTTTTCGATTGCAGGGCCGAAGGTTGTCACCAGTGTTGCACCCAGCTGTGCGAGGCTCCCCTTCACGGTTGCCTTCATCTTGTCAAACTGGTCGTTGGCATCGTTCAGTGCGTTCAGCGTGTCGCCGCTCATGATGAGGCCGAGTGCTTCTGCTTCTTTGCCGTATTCCTTCAGAGCTGCACCGCCGTCATCGATGATCCCTGCAAGTTCGTCGGCACTCTTGCCGAATATCTCCATGGCGGCAAGATCTCGCTCTGTCTCGCCATCTATTTGAGAGAGAGCCTCCAATGTGTCGTAGAACACATCAGTGACATCTCTGAATGAGCCGTCTGCGTTCTTGATGTCCACTCCGAGATTTGCGAAGGCATCGGAATTGCTGTCCATGCCCTTCTTCATCTTCTTCATGGCTCCGGTCATGCTGTCCACAGACACATCGACCAAGTCAGCCGCATAGGCCCATTTTTGCAGTTCGTCCGTGCTGACACCTGTCTGCTTCGACATGGTGTTCAGCTCATCGGCACTCTGCATTGCATCGTATCCAATTTTGCCGAGGGCCGCCAGTGCCGCTGCAGCCGCTCCGCTCAAGACAGACAGTTTTTGTCCTACTTCTGAAACCTTGCCTCCGAGTGTCTGAAGCTGCCCTCCGACCGCTTTCAGTTGCTGTGCACCGACAGAGCCAAAGCTCCGGAGTGCCTGTTCGGCCTGTTTCAGATTCTGCTCGGTTTCGATGATCTCACGCTGGAGAGCATCCCACTGCGGTGTGCCCTGTGCGACACCCTTCTGTGCCTCTTTCAGCTGGTTGAGTCTGTCTCTTGTCTGCTGAACAGCATCTTTGAGGTTTTTCTGCTTCTGTGCAAGCAGGTCGGTGTTCGTGGGATCTAGCTTGAGCAGTTTATTTATGTCTTTTAGGTTTGCTTGTGTAGTTTTGAGTTGGCTGTCTACACCTTTTAGTGCCTTCTGTAGGTTACTGGTGTCACCGCCGATCTCTATGGTAATGCCAGCTATCCTTCCGGCCATTTAGTCACCACCTGTCAAAGTCCGCTTGCGTTGCCACATAGTTGTACTTTGCTTCATCGTTTGCGGATTCCGTCATCATGTCCAGCACCGCTCCATACTCGAGGGTGTCCAAATCATCTATACGCAGACCCATTTGGTACGCCCTCAAGAGGAACAGAGCGGAAGTCATTTGTCGGTCGGTTCTTCGTTGTTTTTTTTTGCATCGCTCTGTGTGACGGTCTGACCTTCGTAGGTCAGTCTCACATCCACAAGAGCCTTCAGAAAGTCTTCACGCTCAAAGCTGTCAAGCCAGTCGAGATAGTTGTCCTCGGTCAGCTTTGCCATTTCCTTGCGGTCTTTTGTCTCGGCAAACTTTGCCATAACAAATGCCATGCGTGAAATGAAGTTGATGAGGTCGCCTTCATCGAAGCTGTTGGATGCCTGAAGCTTTATTGCATCTTCGTGGAAGATGTTTCTGTAATAGATGTCCACGGATGCCATGGAAAGCATCGGAACATCCTTTTCACCTATTTTGACGATGTTATACATATTTGCCTCCTTTATTTACCATCAGGTGGATGTAGTCTGGTAGACTGTGGTGAGCCAGCTGTTGTAGGCCGTGCTCTCCGTCTCGGTGCAGGATGCTTTGACAACATCCTTGTCGAGGACAGCGTTGTAGATCGTGGTCGCAGTGATGGAGATCGTCTCCGTCTGCGGCTCGATGCTCTCTTCCTTGGTGTTGCCTTCCATAGACGGACGAGTCGCAACACAGTTGTAGAGCACAGTCCTCTTGGCGTTCACATCGCCCTCGAACTGGAACATAAGGGCGAAGTGAGCAGGAACAGCTCCTGCATCCTCAACGAGGACACCGTTGCCGTCAGCGATAAAGCCGAGGCAGTCCTTGAGGAAGTCGTCCGGAATCCTCGCAAGTTCGAGGTCGCCTTCGTAGCCGTTGTTTGCAACGCTGGTGAAGTACACGATATTGTCAGCATAGAACTTGTTGGTGTCGCCCTGTGCATCGAGGGAGATGCTGACCGCACCCTTGAGCTCCTTCACGGTTCCGTAGGTGGCCGTGCCGGTGCTGGTGATGGTACAAACCGCATACTTGCAGTTTTTTATACCGAATTTGATTTTGTTACTGTCAGCCATTTGTGATAATAACCTCCATATCGTAAGTAGTCATATACATCTTCTCGGAGTCGATGTATGCTTCAGATTTTGTATAAACGAAGCCGTTGGAGGTTAATGCATCTTCAACGGCCTTTTCTAATGTGAAGTTTTTGCTGTCGCAGTAGAGTTCTACCGACAGCTGCCGGATCTTCTGATAGTTCGTGTTGTCTGCCTTGAGGTCATTGTCTCCGGTGTAGTAGTAGCAAATAAAGGGAGGCTCCGGTGCGTTCTCGACAGGAAACTGATAATACGCAGCTGGAATGTATGCCGCAGGAGTCTCGCCCTGTGCCGGTGTCAGAATGATGCCTGACACGATCTGATACACTTGTTTGTATGTCATACTATTCCCTCAATCGCTTTCGTAAATTCTTCTATCAGTTTCTCTTCGACAGGAGCGATGTGGCTCCGTCCTGCCACTCTGCCACCGCCTCGTTTGGCATGGCCGTTTTCGAGCAGATGCGGAAGTCCTGCCGTCCTGTTGTAAATAGTCGCAGTCTCGGAGAGCCTTGATTCCTCATACTGCGATGTCCATCCTTTGGCATACTTTCCGGTGCCGCCGAACTGTCCGGACTGGTTCTTGACCTCTTTGGCACCCTTTTGGCCGAGCTTCTTGACCAGTTCACCGAGGTTTCGGTTCACATCGTTCTGATAATCGTCAAGGATCTTCTTCACGGCTGTGGCAAAGTCAGCTGCCACTTGAACCACCTCCGGTGGTTATCGTGATGTCGGTTCCGACCTTCCGCTCGACATAGAGTTCGATGATGTCCGTCTTGGCCTGATAGGTGCGATACACACTGTAGTTCTTTCCGTTATAACCAACGAGAGTTTCACCTTCATAGTCGCCGAAGAACATCGTGATGCGGTACTCCGGATTGAGTCCGGCTCTACCAGCTTCAAAAAACTCGGAGCGAGTTACGGAATCAACCTTGCAGAAGACCTCACGGCCTGTGCGGCTCTTGACCGCTACACCGTAGTCATCGTAGGTGACCGTGTCGGTGTACAGAGTGATTATGTCGCTTCTGTCCATGCCGTATACCCTGTCGCCATGCCCAGCTGGGCCTTCTGCTCGTCATAGGATGCTTTCAGCTTGTCGTAATCGTCCGGCTGTCCGAAGTTCAGACGGCAGTATGTGACGATTGCCTTCTTGATGAGTGCATCCGTCTCATCGGTATTTGTGACACCGGCAAGGCCCATGTCCTTCACGGCCGCATTGATGAGGTCGGTCACCTCGTCATCATACGAATCCGTGGTAATTCGCAGAGCCGTTTTTACGGCTGTCAAAATGTCTGCCATCTGATAACCTCATTTCATGGATAGATAAGTCTCCTCGGTGATGGTTCCGAGGCCGACATGGCCCATCTTCACCCTCGAATCGCAGAACATCTCGACACCCAGCTCCGTCACCCTTGTGCAGAAACTCAAGTCCTCACCGAATCCCATCACTGGTGAAAACGGCAGACCGAACTTTTCTCCCACACGCTTGATGAGGTCGGTGCTGACCAGGCATCCACCGAAACCGCAAGCGGCAATGGGGAAGATGCTGTCCTGCGGATAGTCCTCATAGGGAACCGCCACAGGAGTCACACCTTCCACATTCTCGTTCTTGTAGAATCCGAGTTGCTTGTAGATGACAGGCTTAACAGGTGCTTTACGCTTGAAATAGAGTCCTGTCACGAACTCTCTGCCCTCGTCCATGTCAGCTGACAGCTGTTTCAGTAAGTCCGGCTGGAAGTCCATGTCGGAATCAAGCCACAGCACCCTGTCGTAGCCTTCGGTCACCGCCTGTTTCGCAAGCTGGTTTCGAGCATCGTAAATAAGCGATGAACAGGAAAAGGCAAATCCACATTGCCCAATCCTGTCCATGCTCAATAGCGATTTGAGAAATACTGTATGAACCATGTCCATGCATGGTAGTGCGATTAGTGTTTTCATTAAAGCCTCCTTTGAAAAGCACTATTTACTGCTGAATCACAGGATAGCCGTCTTCGGATGTTGCGGCATAAATAAACGGAGTAAGTGACTGCCCAAGCTGTACAAATACAACTATGTAGGCACCTTCGCTCTCTGCCGCCTGTGCGAGAATCGCATAGTTTCCTTCAGAAGTCATCACAGAGTATCCTGCAATGATTTCTGCATATGTGTGGTCGAGAGTGCCGTTGTTGTCGGAAACGATGAGCACTCCGGCATTGGCTATCCCCTGTTCGATTTTGTTGAGTTTTGCGGAGGTAACAGTGTCTCCGCTTTTCCATGTGGTCGGTTCGTATGACATAATGTCACCTCCGTCTTATGATTTCAGTAGCATATAGTCGGCCTCACCCGTGCCGACCTTGTTGGATGCTCTGTCGTCAGAGCTTCCCTCAAAAGGTGACCTTGGTGAATGCCTTGTCGGCAACAACGCCGAGTCCGACATACTGACGGCCCACTATCTTGACGAGGTCAGCCTCTGCGAGGGAGAGGTCATCGAACTTGATGGTGATCTCGTCACCGTTGGGGAAGTTGGCCTGTGCACCCTGTCCGAAGTCGCCCACGATCATCCATGTGGAGCCGGTGGTTCCAGTGGCAGTGTACGCAGGAAGGGTGTTGTCGAAGTAGACAGGAAGGCCCTCAAACGGGTCGATGCCGTAGCTGGCGGCATAAGCAGCGGCCTTCATCTGTGCCCAAGAACCCTTGTTCATGACAACGACAGGATTTGCGGCTTCGTCAGACAGCTTGCCGATGGCCTGTGCAACGATGCCCACGGACGGAGTACCGGCGACAACGCCGACACCAGCGGTGGATGCAGTCGCAGAAGCGGTGCAAGCGGTGATTTTCGCAACGAGCTGTTCCTGTGCCTTCTTGGCGATCTGGTAGGTGATTTCGTCATAGATGTAGTCAAGGAACTCGGTTCCCTTCAGATCCATGGCTTCGTCGGAGATCTTGATCCATTTCTTGATGGATTCCGGCTTGAGTTCGACAACGCCGAAGGTGAGAGTCTCATCGCTCGGAGCGGTGGTTCCCTCGGTGTGTACGACAGCACCGTCAGCGGACAGCTCGAAGCCGACCTTCAGGTTGCCCTTGATGTAGGTCTTCTTGACAAGATCCATGAGGCCAAGGCGGCTCCATGCGGTGCGGATTCTGTCCTCGACATACTTGGGAACAGGAACAGAGCCGGAGACATTCTCGGTCAGAAGTGCGGCACGGCACTCGTCATCTTTGCCGGTCTTCAGATAGTTGGCAAACGCATTGTTGTACTCCTCACTGGAGCGGATTTCTTCAAGAGTCATTGTTTTTCTCTCCTCAATTTCAAATTTTTCTGTGGTTTCACCATCGCCCTGTGCGACAGCGTTGCGGATCTCGTTCCGCTTGTCTTCGGCGGCCTTGCGGTTCTCTATCTCTTCGTTGATAGAGCGGGCCTCGGCCTCCAGTGCATCAAGGTCAGCATCCGGAGCATCTATTTCTGCCGATATGGCACTCCTACGCTCCATCAGTTCCTCGACAGTTTTGTCTTTGAGTTCCATCAAAGCACCTCCGTAAGTATTCTGATTTTCTGTTTCCTACGCTCAATTTCCTTCAGTCTGTTGCGTTCACTCTCCAGTGATTCCTTGCCACTCTCCAGTGCCTCGGAAAGGCCCCTTGTCTGAATGGATGTCTGTGCGTAAGCAGGGAAGGTGACGGCAGACACCTCAAGCACTCTCCGTATTGAACGGATGTGTCTTGTCGGATGCTCACTGTCAACTTCATCCCATGTATCTTTATCAACGCTGAACATGAAAGACATTCCGGAAATATCTCCACGCTGCACCGCTGAATAAAGGCTCCGTGCATCCGCATTGTTCTCGGTGTCGAGATCCACACGGATGTTCATGCCGTTCTCGTCCACGCTCATCT